TAAACCTATTACAATAGCCAAAAATATTATAAGAATACAAGTAATAATTATCATCGTAGAAAATATGGTTTTATGTTTCATTATAAACAAATCCCTCATTAAGTTAATCTTGCAAAAATGTTATAAAGGCATCAATATGCTGTTTATATTTATCTGCTCTCTTCTTTTTTCTCCTACAAGTTCACCATCAATATAAGCACCCAAAGTAGATTTAACATCGTAATTTATATTATTGCGAATTTGATCAATACCACCATTATTTAATATGAACTCCGATTTAGGATTGATTGTGCCATCCATTACAGCCTTATTATATTCCTGTTGAGCTTCCAGAAAATTACTGCTACTGTTCTCAAATTTATACTGTATATTATTCGGATCAATATCAGATAAAAAATCCTGATCGTCATACCTTGTCGAAATAATATCTCCACTATAGGATATCATTCTATCAGTACTTCCATTAGCAAAATCCACAATGTCTAAATTATCGTTAAATTCAACATACTGTAATGCCTCATGAACAAAATCTTTCATAACCTCCGAACCAAATTCATTTGCTCTCCTTTTAAATTCTTCAACAGTTGGAGAATTTTTCCCATTAAAAAGATTTCCCTCTTCTCGTGAGAATCCAAAATGTAATTCAATATTATCATAATTAGAACCATGTTGCACATTTAGAGCAATTGCAAAATCAATAGCATCAGCCACATTTTAGTCAATAGTCACAACATCGGAAATATTTTCATTAATGTCCGAAGTCCAAAAAAACAATAGAATTTTTATCTATTCTATATTTTACAAATACTTCATTATTGTATCTCATAAACCACTCCTTTACCCGGCAAAAAAATCCAGCAAATATTATTCATATTCGCTTCCATCATCATTTACAAACTCAATTTTGAATGAACTATTCTTATTTTGCTTTCGCACCGCTTTGATAAGTTCAGTCAATTCATTCTTCTCGATATATCCTTGATGTTTTATCCAAGATATTCTATTTACTGTTGCATAAAAACCATCTACGCACATTTCCCCACCAAATCTTGCGATATTCTCTTTGTACTCAATATCGACATACCATTTCGTACCTGTAATTTTAATTTCTTTCATTTTTTATTCCAATCATTTAATAATATTCCCGTTTGAGAAGTTCCTATAAACAAACTCCTTATTAGTGAACCAACCTGAGTAGTATGCGTAATCACATTAACTGCAGTAGGCGTATATATTGTGATATTTCCTACATTAGGATTTATTCTTAAAATAGTACGTTCAAAGACATTCCATACACTGGTTGGTCGAACAGTATTTCCGAGTAACGCTTCCACATTCCCTGAAGAATGCATTGCGTAGGAGGAAGAAGCACTATTCCATGCGCTTATTGTAGAAGGATTGGAAACATCCCAATTTGGAAGTTCAATACCCTTCGATGAAAGAGTTGTTTCCAAAGTAGATCTTCCCATTTTATCCGCACAATTTGCCGCTATTTGATCTCCGTTACATATACCCTCATCTCCAATTCCAGACCAGAAAGTTGACGAATCAGATTTAAGTGTGAAATTATATTCACTTGCACCGCTTATGGCTGAACGAAATTGAGGATTAGTAGTCCATTGCTTTCCATAATTTCTTAAATCAGCATTTGAAATTCCTTTTACACTACTATAAATAGAACCAATGGAATAAAAACAATTCGATATTGTACTTGTCCAATTTAATACATTTTGAAATGTATTAAAAACTGAATTATCAATATTTCCCCATGTGTCAATTATATTTAATGTACTTGAACCAAGAGTTGAAAGTATCGCTATTGTAGCAACAGAAAGACTAGTTATCGTTGCAATTGTTGTAACAAGGCCTGCGGAAATTCCAAATATTGCAAGTGACATAGTTAATAATGGTACAAGAGCCATCCCACCAGTGGCAACAACAGCAACTATAGCTAATACTGCTCCTATTACAATTGTTACTGTGATAAGAATCTCTTTCCAATGCTCCTTGCACCACTCTCCGACTTTTTTTGCAGCCGTCTTTGAATTTCTCCCAACGGCTTTTTTCACATTCGGGCTTCATGTAGTAGTACTCGTCGTAAAAATCGTCTTTGCTCTCAATAATAGTCAGAGTTTATACAGTTGTATTTTACTACAACTCCTAATAGTATCTAAAAGCTGTGAAACTTTTTCTTGGTTGCTTGGCAATTTTACACCTACGTAAGTATATTGGTTAAAGATTCATTAATGGCATCATTATTTCCCAATATACTTCCATATCAGATATTTCAAGATTTTCCACCACATCTTTTCCATTTAGGAATAGCGGTACTTTGTAACCTGCGCACTTGTTATGCGGTAAAATATAATTGTTATTTGCCTTACGCCACTTTTCATAATACTCTGAAGCTAAGCATACCAAATGATTAGTGGGAATTTCTTTATTGTGAAAGTCATAAAAGTTAAAATCAGTATCAAAGGCTTCACCTGTTCCTGGCTCAAACATCAGTACTGTATCCGTCTCATTATAAATTGCAAAACTCCGTCCTAGCCAATCATAGCCAAAAACCATTATTTTTCCCATTGCTGGCGGAAATGTTTTACCTATTATTTCATTCCATTTTTCTCTATCTTCTAGATTATGGATTCTGTATAGCCCATTTAAGAATGATTTACCATTATAAACCTCTAAAAACTCTCTTTCGCTTTTAATATCCAATTTTTCATTATTCTTAATGAATTCGTTAAAATTTTCGTACATGAATTTCGCTGAGTCGGGTGACTGTTTGCAAATCCATAAATATCTTTCGATAAGCATGTCTTTCGCTTCATCAATCTTCTTATCAAGATATTCCATGAAGCTGTCAACCAATAATTTCTCATCGTATTCTTTTCCACCAGTAAAACAATTGTTCTCTTCAAGTGAAACTTTTGTTTCCATAGCAAGTGTTGGCATGATGATAGTTACCGGGCAAATATTACCCCTACCGTCTTTTGTCTGACCAAATCCATTGATATCCCAACCGTTAGCCGTTCTACAGCCCATTGTTGAGAAGTATGTTTTCGGATCATCTGGATCATACCCTTCATTTCCTGACCAATCACAGTTAGCGTAATTCGGGTAAAGCCTCTGTGCAGTTGAACGGAGTGCCAATCTATATAAATCATAGTTCGGTTCTCCTGGCTTTCTGTTGATACCTTTCTTCAACTGAAAAATACCACATGGGAAAATACTTGTTTTATGTAATTTTCCGATTCCAGCGATAGAAACATCAAGTAATGTTTTAATTACCATTCTTCCTTCTGGTTCGGTACATGTACCATAGTTGATAGAAGTAAATGGTAACTGATTTCCAGATCTTGACTGAAGCGTATTCAGATTGTGATATAATGCTTCAATTGCCTGTTTTGTTTCAATGATTGTATCGTATAAAGCAGATTGATAGAAAATAGGATCAAGTTTTTCTTTATTTGCAAAGAAAAAGTCCTCTTCTTTCAGTCCTGTCTCTTTGTAAAAGTTTTCTTTATTCTCATCAATCCAGTCATCGAATCGGTTTCTGACAATGCCAATTTCGTCTTCGTAGTTATCAAACAGCATTCCCATAAGGTCTAAGTATAAGAACGCTGCTGTATTTTTTAAATATGCCACAATATAATGTTTTCTGAATGACTTTCGCACATATGGCATAAGTGTCCAATCAATGTGTGTTGCAGAAACACCACCGAACTGCTGCAACGACTGTAACTGGAATATTACAGCAATCAATTGTCCGGCTGTATTGACAGATTGTGCTGGGCGAACATCCGTCTGTCGTACATTAAACCCATTTGCAAGTAATTTATCAAATGGAATGCTGAGACAATTGTGCATACCAACCGCATAACTATTTAAGTCGTGTGTATAGATTCTGTTAAGAATATGGTTGTTTCTTGCCAATTCGGACATGCACTCATCAAGAGCATACTGTTTCAGCATAACATCACTTGCAGCACCAATCATTCCACCAAATGATTTTTCATCAACATTTGCATTCTGATTCTCAACATCTTTAGCTTTCAATTTCTCTGAAAACTGTTTCATGAGTTCACTTCTGCGTCTTCTGTCTCTGGTTCTATCATTTCTATAGATGATGTACTTTCTTGCGACTTTCATATCTTTTTTAGCAAGCTGAGATTCTACAATATCCTGTATTTCCTCAACTTCCATATCTTTATCAAGCGCACTGATATTTTCTGCAATTTCTTTGGCTCTTGATTTTGCATATTCTGTTTCTTCTTTTTCAACATCATAGAATGCCTTTAAAACAGCATTCTCGATTTTTTCAGGTCTGAATTCCTGAATCTGTCCATCACGTTTGTAGACCATTAAAAATCCTCCAATTTATCAATAAGTTCATAAATCTCATCCCAACCATGAACCCTAAAGTTCTTTGTGTTGTCCTCCTGTACTGATCTGTTCCAGGGTTTATCAAATATGAAATTATATTTAACTGGTGAATCTTTCGTATGATCCAGTGTAAAATTCCCTATACAGTCATCAATAAGGATATCTCCATGTACCAAGTGTTTGTCCCGGCACACAACAAGCATTCCACTATCGTATTGCGGAATGTTCCGTTTGAGCCATTCATCTTTGACTCTTACATGGTCAGGATAAGTTGATGTAACAAAATAGAAATTGTATTTTGCCATCAATTTTCCGATTACTTCTTTTGCTTTTGGCTGTAGCTCTAAAGAAGATAGGAATTCATCAGTACCAAATTCCGTGAATATATTTTCACATTCTGGCTTGATGAATTTTTTAACTTCCCAGTCTGTTATGTCATTCAGAGTGAGACTGTCATTGTATTGCTTGTTATATTCGACAAGGATCTTTTCAACTAAGTTATTTATCACTTCGTCCACATCACATAATATCGTTTTGCATTTATTTATGCTTGTTTTTCGTGTTGAAGTATATTTCTGATGTACAAATTCTGCCATATCCTGTGGTGCAAATTTATACTCAGGGTTTTCAATAACATATGTTACCTCATCTTCGATTCCGTCAAACTGACCGACATCTGAAGCATCTCTTCTTTTGGCTTCTTCAATGTCATCTTTTCTTTGAAGAATCTTTATCAGACGATCTCTTCTGGGAACTTTTATATAAATGCTTGTAACATCTATATCAGATTTCGTTTTGAGCTGTCTCATTCCGTGTGGTGTAAGAACAGCTACTTTGTCATTTGTACAATCTTCTACTGCACTTCCATAGTACCAACCATTATAAACTCCGATTTCTGCGAAAAATCCACTTTGAGCCTTTTTTAAAAATTCTTCTTTGGGAATGTAATGGTAATCTACACCATCAATTTCCCCTTCTCTTGGACTTCTAGTGGTATAAGATACTATTTTGTTGTACCCATATTTTTCGCATAAAATCTTTTCAATGGTTGACTTACCGCTTGCACTTCCTCCAACGAGTATAAGCATTAAAAGCCCTCCTGCTTTTTACGGTTCTTATATGTAAGAAATTCGTATGGGATAGATTGATAATACTGAATATCACCACTTTCCACACATTTCCATGTGTTATCTTCCTCTATATTAGGAAAGAACGTATCAGATTTAAAAGACTTATAAATCTTTGTCACGAATACTTTTTCACAATATGGAAGCAATTTCTCATAGATTTGACCACCACCAATGATGAAAATATCACTGTCTTCATTTTGGATAAGCTCTATTGCTGAATCCATTGATATAAAATCTATGTCATCAACATGTTTCTGGTTTTTGCTGATTACATAGTTTTTTCTATTTGGTAGTGGCTTTTTTGGAAGAGAATCCCATGTTTTTCTTCCCATAATTATGATTGAACCATTTGTTTTTTCTTTGAAAAATTTTTTGTCTTCTGGGATATTGATAAGCAAATCTCCGTTTCTGCCAATACCCCAGTTTTCATCTACTGCTACTATTGCTGCTACCATTCAAATCTTACCTTTTACTATTTGATGTTGACTTAAATACTTTGCTGTGTCTTGAACACCTGTTAAATAAGCAGTATATAAATTTGTATCTTCTTTAAATTCTTCGGCATTTTCACTATCTATTGCGTATCTAACAAGCTCTTCTTCTGTCCGTATATCTTCATAAACCTTGTCTATCTTTCCTAAACATGATTTGCAAATATCTATTTTGCCCTTATGAATTATTCCGGCAAAAAATCTGATTGCACTATCAAATGTATTTTCGTCTATTGTTCTTCCACATATATCACATTTAATATAATTTACTCTTGCCATATCATCACCTAAATTCCAAGTTCTAACTTCAACTGAGGAACAATCGGATCGTAATTTTCCATAGAAAAATCTTCAATTGTCATATCATAGAAATTAGTTTTCTCTGGATTAAGTTTGAGCATTGGCTTACTCTGAATATCGGAATTTTTCAGATTTTCTACACGCTTAAGCATTTCTTTCGCCTGGTTGATGTGTCTGTCATAAATTTGTTCGTTTGCCACAAAATGTGTAAATACACCTGGTTCATAACCAGTGTGGCGTGCAATCATCATAAGCAATGCTGCGTACTGAACTTCATTAACCCCACCAGCACCAGAAGCAGTAAGCATATCTCCGCTTCTCTGAATCAATACCATATCAAGATATTTACCACGCACATTCCATATTGTGTTGTAGGCGCATGGTGCAAGACCGGCTGTTTCTCTTAAATCTGTTTCTTGCCATAAGGAAACGACTTTTCTTCTGCCGTAAGGATCTTTCTTGAAATCTTGACTTTCTTGACTATCTCATATCTCTGCCCAATAGTTCCATCTCCGATATCCCAGTCTTTCCACCAGGTAACTCCCATCTTTTCCATTTCTGAGATACTATTTGTCGGTCTTTGATAGATAGTGAAAATTTCTTTGATACCAGTTTTCCATGCGATTCTTCTTAAAGAACAAATAGGAAATTCGCCTTTTGATAAATCGTAGGTTCGGCAAACATGGTTCACCGAATATGTATGTGCCGGTACTCCGTCTGCATACTTAGGTCGTGGGTTCTCATCAATATATCCATTTTCAAGGATATTCTTGATGTCTCTTTCCATATACTGATCTGCTTTGTTCATGCTAATCCTCCACAATGAATGCTTTCAGTTTTTCTCTGATTTCTTTGCATTCTTTAACATCATCTGATGAAATTCTCAGCACTAATTCCCTTGGAAGATCAACACTAAAAATTCCCATGATTGATTTTGCATCAATGATATATCTACCAACAACAATATCCATATCCGGCTTAATGGCAGATGTAATCCGGCAGAAATCCTTAACTCTATCTATAGTACAAAGACTAATTTTAAATTCGTTAATCATTCTTCTCTCCAATCATTGTATTCTTCTTCCCATTCTGTCTCATGTATGCCGTTTGCTTTTTTCGCACATTCTTCTGAGCAATATGTTCCGTTCATATCATCTGTAACATAATACTCATCTTCGTATAATTCTTCTCCGCATTCATCACAAGTTCCACGAACTCTCCTAACAGCATTAGGACATCTTGGGTGGCAAGGGTTCTGTAAACATATTGAACACATGTTTATCATTCTCCTTTATTATTGTCTGTTTATGATGTTTTCATAAATTTCAAGACCAAAAGCTACGGCTTGACTTTTCATATTTTTACTACCTTTACTTTTTCCGTCCCAAAATAAAACAAGAACTCCAAAAGCATCGTCTGAAGAAGCATATACCGCCATGTCTCTGTTCCTTTTGTGCCCTGCTAATGCATTATAGCTTCCATACGAATTTGTAATAACTCTACATGGCGATACATTCAAATTATTCCAGTCAGCCGGAAATTCTTTAAGTGCAAGATTATATTTATTGGCGAATCTCACTGCCAATGTATCTGCTCCTTTTGCCATTCCACTAATAATTTCCAGACTACATGGGTTTATTTTGAATAATCTCTCTTCTTTATTGATAACGAGAATATTATATTGAGGATATTCTTTATTGAGATGAAACAACACTTTAAACATTGTGGATTCAAATAAATTGTAATCCTCAAAAAATCTTGATCCGGCAATAATTATCCTCAACATAATTCTCTCACTTTCTTAGTTCTTGTTTATTGTATCACGTTTTCCAAATTTGTCAACGCATTTATTATAGTTTGTTTATATGTTATTAGTTACAGTATTTTTCAAACACATTGTTAAAATGTTTGTTGTTGCACAGCTTACGGATAATGCACATTGCAAGCCCAGTTTCTTTATTGAACGTATCACCAGCATGGCATTTAGTCACTGTCTTAGTACCATCTTTCCAGAACACGATAGTTGCTGGATCATTAAATACGACATTTTCAATCTCTTTTTCCAGGTCGATATTCTGAGAGATGCTAACCTCTGCTTCTTCCTCTGCAATGTCATCAATAATATCGGAAATAATTTCTCCGAATACACAACCAAGCATTGCTGCCATCATTTCATCAGTTACTTCTACATTTTCATCTTTTTTGCATTCACATTTACACATAATCTTTCTCCTTCTTAATTCGCTTTGTTTAAAATCATTTTGTTTGATACGAAACCAGATGCACCTTTATGACCTCCACCGCCATATCTTTCGGCAATTTTTGAACAATCAACATCCGGCTTTTCTGAATAAATGGAGTATTTGTATTTCTCTCCATTGAATGCCCAAATTGCAACAATCGGATAATCTTTGATTACTTCCCCGAATACTAAGCTGTTGCAGCTTCTATTTACAACCAGGCATTTAATACCGTCAATTCTTGATTCATATGCATAGGCATTTCTGTATGT